CTGATGCCGATAAAGGTTTCGCACAGGATGCCCTTTGCCCTCTGACGCGGGACTAACCCGACCAGTTCGCGGGTCTTTTTGGTCAGCGGGCCGATTTTGAATTCGGCGGTGCATTGCCGCCGACCCATCGCTCGGTCGCCGTTCGGCATCGTCATGTGCCACGGAATTGACGCAAACCTGCCGCCGCTAGTGTTCTTGCTAGTAAGCGCCGCATCGCGCAGGCTTCCTTTCGTCACCCGATACACCGGGAACGGGTACGGGCAGCGTTGAATCTCTGCGTCGAGCCAGTCCAACCACTCGTACACCTTGCGCGGCTCCCATTGGGTATCCGCGAAAATGGCAGCGTCTACGGGGTCGAGTTCGCCGTGCGCGATCATCAGCGCGAGGGTGCTGCTCTGAACGCCCGCGCCGAGTGAAAGAAAACGCTTCAAGATTGCACCTCGTTATATATCGGCTCCGGTAACGGCCCAATGCCCAAGTCCATCAACCTGTTTTCGATGCCGTGCAAGTATTCCGTGAACTCGGCTGCGGTCATGCGTGAAGTGCGCTTTAAAGGGCGCAGGCGTTTCTTGCCGAAGCCCTCTAGCGTTTCCCACCCCCACACCTCGCCCAAGAAATACTCGTGCAGGTCATCCCGCGTCCACCCGGCTAACGCTTCGCCGCCTGCCTCTAGCACCATCGGGTAAACGACACCCCAGAGGTAAGCGTTTTGCTGATTGGTGCGGGGCTTCTTCCACTCGCTCACTTCGACCGCCCACACACGGTCAGGGGCAAGCCCCTGAACCATGCGCGTGACGGCTGCTGCCATCGCGTCAGCGGAAGTGCCTTTGGGGAAAACGCGCTTCATCAGAACGGGATATCGTCGTTAGGGGCGGACTCATCCATCACCGGGGCGCGAGTCGCCTTCTTCGGCGCACCCTGCTTCGGCTCAAAGCGCAGCGACATAAACTTGTCGCCGGTTTTCTGACTCGCCTTGATCCACGCGCTGATGTTCAAGTCCACTCCGTCAATGACAGCAGACCCGCGATAGTCGGGGCGCTTGTCGTTGTCGCCCTTGTCGTTTTTGAACAGAACGCCGCGATTGTTGTTGTCGTACTCTTTCACAGTTTCACCTCTTGCAGTTTAGAAACCTTGTCACTCAACTCGGAAAGGAACTTCGACACCTCGGCCTCCAGTTCCGCGATGTGCTTTTCGTCACGCGGGACGCGCTTGATGTAGAGTTGCAGGTGCGCCGGAAGCCGAGGGTCGTAGGATGCGAAGTCGCACCACGCCGCCGCCGTGCAAGCCATCTGCCATTGCATCTGGATGATGTACTTTCCCGGCACGGTGTCCGTGAGGATGTATTCGAGATGGGTCGCGGTCGCCGGACACTTGAACTCGACCAGCCCCTCGCCAGACCCGCCGATGCGCCCGTCAGGGGACGCGCCCGACCCCGCGATGGTGGCGTGGTCAATGAACCCGACCTGCTCGACCAGTTCGCCCGTCTTGGCGCTGTAGGCGGCGCGGGCGTTATCCTCTTGTGCAATCCCCCACTCAATCGGGCCGCTAGTAAACGAGGATGCCTTCTGGCCCGTCAGCCGTTCCACAACGAGGTCAGCCATGTAGTTTGCGCGGGATGCCGCAGGGCCGCTTTTGGTCTTGGCGACCACATCAGCCACGCGGGATGCCGTGACCTTGCCGAGCCGTGCGGCGAACCATTCGTCGGTGCGCTGTTCCATCAGGCCAGTTCCTTCTTGCGGGCGGTAAATGCGTCCATGTGGACGGCGCGGATAGCGGGGTCAAGCGACTTGAACAAAACGACGAGCGCCGCCGAGTCAGCCGCCGCAGCAATCTGCGCCAACACCTCGGGGTTAGGCTCGACCTTTTCCGATTCGGGCAAGTCCTCGCCCGCGTAGATGTACAGGCCAAGCCCGTGCATCGCAATCGCTTTGGCAAGGCAGCGCATGATGGCGGTGTTGATCGCAAACGCATCGGGGTTAACGATTGCGCGGTTGCGGTTGTCCATGACCGGAAGAACGCAGGTCTTGGTGCTGCCCTTGACCTCGACCGAAATTTTGACCATCGCCGTTCCGTCCGGCAGGAACATCGCAGGGCGGTCGGCCCACTCATGCGCGTTCCACCACGCGCCGGGGTCAATCTTCAGCACCTCGGCCCACGCCCACGCCCACGACAGGTAAGACAGGTTGCCCTTCTTTTCGATGTGACCGTTTACGTTGATTTTTAGCAGTTCGCTCATTTGAACATCCTCTTTGCTCTTTCGTTCATTTCGCGCAGTTCCGCAAGCAACTCGCGGTGCCGGTCGATATCGGCCTGCGTCCACTTCAGGAACACCAGTTCCTCAAAGTACCGGCGCTCCTCGTTTTCCTGTTGCTGCCGCCCGTCATCCACGGCGCACCTCCTCGACCGTGCAGCCGCCATCGCCGCAAGGGACAAAGTAGGCGGCAATCAGCACAAGCGCCACGATCAGCCCAAGCAGGATAGCGGCTCGGGTCGCCTCGTCGCGGGTCATCGCACCACCCGCTGCGCGTCCGCAATGTAGCCCGCAGCGCGACGAAACGACACGGACGCCTGCCGCGCCTCGCCAACCCACGTCCCCATCCAGTCTGCGGCGTCAGCCAGAGCGCGGGCGGCGTCAGAATCGACGTTCATCGCGTGGCGGTACAAATCGTCCATGCTTGCTTGGTCGCGGTGCGCCATCGCCCGGTCAAACGCCGCCCCGTAATCGCAAGCCTCGGCAAGCGGGCGCAGCGTCTCAAACTGCGCCCACAGGTCAGACCCACGATGGTTGAGCGTCACGGGGTCAACGCGCAGGGCGAGGAAAGCGAGTTTCATTGCGGTCAATTCCTGTTGCGCGGCCTGCAGGTTGGCGTTTTCGGCCAGCAGGTCAGCCATTGATCGGTAAGTCATGGTAGTCCTCCTTACGGGATGTAAAGTGATTCGCGGTAGTCGCGCTCGGCTTCGTAGCGTTCCTGCGCTTTCCACTCGCGGTTTACCGTGTCGGCGTGTTTCTCAAACTCGTCAGCAAGCCCGTCATCCCACACGGCGACGGGCGACGGCAGGTTGTGCCATGTGCCATCGTCGAGGGCGATAGCGACGATGTGCGGGTCGTGGCACTCGCCTTCCGACACACCGGCCTCGACCATGCAGGTCAAGCCGTCAGCGAAGTCGTATTCAAGGGTGTAGGTAGCCATTTCTGTTGCTCCTGTTTGGCTAGTGTTACGGGCGCGGACGAATCATCGCCATCGCATCGCGCACATCTTCCGCGCTGCCAACGCCTTTGCTGACGGTTTCGTAATGCTCAAACCAGTAGCCGTCAATGAGGTGGATTAGCACGCGCCCATCATCGCAGCCGTTGCCTTCGATTTCGTCAACGCGAAAATCGCAAGCGGCCTTCGTGAGCGTGTGCATTGCGCGGAACCCGTTAGCGTCTGTGATTTTGCGGTGCATATCTGTTGCTCCTGTCTGTGGATTGATTCGACAGGGATAGGTTACCAGAGTCTTTACCCGTTGCAAGCGTTTTCTTTACCTATCGCATCCGAAACGGAATGATTGCCTTTTACCCCTGCCGGGGGTAAAGTCCGGGGGTTTACCTTACGGAGTACCTATGGATATCAAGCCTTTTTTCGACCTGTTGGGCAAGCAGAGCCGCGTAGCACGGGCGTTCGGCGTGACCGATGCCGCTGTGCTGAAGTGGAAGCGTGATGGGCGCATCCCGGCGCACCGTGTCGAGCGCGGAGCGGCGATTCTGGCGGCTGCTGCGCTACCCGAGGGGTGCAGTCTGACCCCGCCTGACGCCGCTGTAATCGACTCTGGCGCGATCCCGGCGACTGTTGTAGAGTGACCTCCACGGGGCGGCTCTGTCCGCGCTGACGCTCCATCCTCCCGCCAGCGGTGGCAAGACCACCCGGAGCCGCCCCACCTCCCCCCAGAAACGACAAAGCCCCACCGGGGAAGGATGGGGCCTTGACGCCGGAGACTGGCTCCGGTTACCCTTCGGTTGCGACTGAAGGTGCGAGTAAGGTACAACCCTGTTGTAGTCCTGTCAATCACCCCTAGTCCGCTCGGGCAGTCTGGTCGGGGAAACAACGCGCAGACCTGCCTCAAATCCTACGCCGGGGTAGCCAACTCGTAGGACGCGCTGCGTAAGCGGTGAGGCGCGAATGGCAGTCGAGGGGACGAACCTTGACCAAGTAATAGACCGCAGCGGATGGCTCCGTCAGTCATCTTTCCGCACGATTCGCTGTAGGCGTATTCCGTCTACACCGTGCGGACTCACCATCAGTCATCAGGGTTTAAGACACTAGACAATCCTGAAATCTAGGGTAAAGTCATGGTTCAGGAGGACACCATGACAATTGAACACACTTGCAGAGCAAAGGTTTGGCACGGATACGCGAGTTACTCGTGCGGGAAAAAAGCCAAGCACGAACACGAAGGGCATTGGTATTGCAAGACCCATCACCCGCCGACCGTTGAAGCGAAATACAAAGCCCGCGAAAATCGGTTCCAACAAGAATGGGCTGCAAAGCGTGAGCGGGACGCGCTAGAGGCAGCGCAGAAAGCCGAGCAGCAACGCCGCGCCACGCTTTACCCTGACTTGATACAGGCCATGCGCGACATTGCCCGACAGCCCGAAGGCGACGAGTTGTCGGCGCAAGCGGTAGCGCGTGCAATGCTGAAGATGTGCGGCGAGGATGCGCCATGAACGAACTTGACGAGCAGGCATGGGAACGGTGGGTAGCCTTTCGCAAGGTGATACGCAAGCCCATCAAGCCGATAAGCGAACACGCCGCAAAACTGAAACTGGCGCGATTTGGCGATGACCAAGCGGCAGTCGTAGACCAGTCGATTGCGAACGGTTGGCAGGGCTTGTTTGAGATCAAAAAGGCCGCGCCTCGACCGGGCGAAAAGGTTGAGAAAACCGACAAGCAACGCGCCGCCGATGTTGCCCGCCACGCTGAACAAGACGAGTGGGCTGCAAAGGCATGGGGTAAGCAGGAACCGACCCCGCTGCACCGGCTCAAGTTGTGCGATGCGTACCTTGCGCGGTTAACGATGCGTGAAGCGGACAAGGACGCATGGGATCGGCTGCGCGATGCTGCGGCCTCTGCCATCCGTGACGCTGACCCTAAAGACGTGCTGAACGACCCGCATCTTGTGGGGATGGTGCGGCACTTGTTTGGGGAGCGTGGCTTGGGGAGGCTTCGGAACCGATGAAGATACGAGGCCGGTACTACAACCCCACGTTGACCGAAGCGCAGTATCGTGAGGCGTTAGCAATCGCCGCTCGACAACGCGCCATCCCGACAAACAAAGAGTTATGCCGAAAGCACGATGTACCGCTGTGGTGGACGGTGCATCAAGCCGGATACCGCGCTGCGGCTAAACACAAGGCGTTTTGGGCAGACTACAGCGCCGCACGGATAGCGCGTAAAGAATGGCTCGGGCTGCTAGAGCAACGCGCAAAGGCGTGGAACGTCAAGGCGCACATCATTTCCAAAGCGATATCGCACGGCATCAAAACTTACGACAAGGCGGCACAATGACCCGTTATTTGCACATCCAGCCGTTAAGAAATTACGCGCCGTTAAAAAACACGGAAGGAAGTTCAGAATTTGCCGTTGCCGATCAGTTTTTTAGCATTCAAGGCGAAGGCCATTGGACGGGAACCCCGGCATGGTTTATTCGTTTGCAAGGCTGTTCCGTTGGTTGCTCATGGTGCGACTCTAAAGAAACTTGGGAGCAAGGCACTAAAAAAACAGCGCTTTCGGACATTGTGCGGGGCATCCCGTACAACGCTCGGCACATCGTCATTACGGGCGGGGAGCCTTACGAGCAGGACATACGCCGATTGCTTTACGCTTTGCATTTGGAAGGGCGGCGCGTACAGATAGAAACCAGCGGTTGTTTTGATGCTTACGGGCCAGAATGGATTACCGTCAGTCCCAAGTTTTTTAAGCCGCTTTCGCTTCAAGCGTTGAGAGCGGCTTGCGAAATCAAACAGGTGGTCGCCTCTCAAAACGACATTGATCGCCTTTTGACCGAGGTTATTCCGCACATCGGGCAATGGACGCCTGTTTACCTGCAGCCCGTGAGTAACGGAAACCGAGCCTTAAACCTTTGCGTTGAGGCTTGCAAAAAACATGGGTTTTCATTGTCTTTACAAACGCATAAATTGGTGGGCATCAAGTGATTCATTACCACGGATTGCCCATGTCAAACACGCACGACATGATTAGGGCATTTGCGACTAAACACGCAATGGTTAGTTTTGAGCATCCCGAGCAAATGGAGATTGCTGCGGAAATTTGCCAGTCGGTGGTGTTGGATAACGGCGCGTTTTCGGCGTGGAAATCAGGTGCAAAATATGACTTTGACGGGTTTGCAGCATGGGCAGCGAAATGGGTAAAGCACCCGGCTTTGGATTGGTGCATCATCCCTGACAAAATCGACGGCTCGGAAGCCGATAACGACGCGCTGCTAAAAGGGTGGGGATTGCCTGTATCGGTATCCGTTCCGGTTTGGCATATGCACGAATCGTTAGACCGGCTCGACCGGCTATGCGAATACCCGCGCATTGCTTTGGGTTCATCTGGTGAATTTGCGGTGGTTGGGGATCAAAAATGGTGGGCGCGGATGGCTGCTGCCATGCAAGTGATTTGCGATGCTGACGGGATGCCGCGAAGCAAACTGCACGGACTGCGGATGCTGAACCCGACGATTTTTAGCAAACTTCCGCTTTCTAGCGCCGACTCTTGCAATGTTGCGCGTAATGTGGGAATTGACAAAAAATGGAACGGCCCATATTCGCCAGCGTCAA